GTTAGGAGCATTCTGGTACTTTGCTGACCTGGATAAACGAATAGCCCTGCTTGAGGCTCCGCAGGAAGAGATCAGGGTTGACCTGAAAGAAATCAAAACCATGCTAGGTCCACTACCCATGTTTATCGAGCTTAAAGAGCGCCAGGATCGGGAGCAGGACAGCAAAATCTCAGCATTAGAAAAGAAATCATAGAAACCCACCACAGGAGGCCACATGGCTCAAGGTAGACTCACGGCTGACGGCTCAACAGAATGGCTGACAGTGACAACTAAAGAAGGCGCTAAGACCAACATCTTTGTGGCTGGAACATTCGGGGGCGGTACGGTAGCCGTCGAAAAACAGATCAATGGAAATACATCCAGCCTGCTACAGACTGGCGTAGCGATAACGATGACATCTGCTGATGACAATATGTATAACCTTGCCCCACGGGTGAAGATCAGGCTAACGCTAACCGGCGCAACATCTCCGGTAATAGATTGGCAAGTACCAGGCGCGATTGAAGCACTAGGCGCTTAAATGCCTGGCATGACAATCGCCAAGAAGCTGTATGACCACCTCTATCACAAGGTAGACGGTAAGGTTGTGCGTAAGTCTAAGCGGTTTATCGTCATTATCGGTGGCCGTGGCTCAACCAAGAGCATGACGGCTGGTGGTATATGCCTGATGGATGCTCAGACAAGGGGTATCAAGACTGCCTGCTTCAGGGAGTTTCAGAATTCTATTGATGACAGTTCCCACGCTCTGCTGGCTGGTGAGATTGAGCGGATGGGATTGCATGGATTCGAGGTCCAGAACAACAAGATACTGGTTGAGCGAGGTGGTGAGAAGGTTGAAGCCTTCAAGTTCAGGGGTATGGCGCGGAATCCTGAAGGCATCAAGAGCATGTATGGATTCCAGAGGGCTTTGGTCGATGAGGCCCAGACGATCAGCTACAAGTCACTCAGAGCGTTAACGCCTACCTTTCGAGAGGAAGGGACAGAGATTTGGATGCTGGCCAACCCTCGCAGTCGAGCAGATCCGTTCTCCCAGCGGTTTATCCTGCCGTTCCACAAGGAATTACTGCGCGATGGCGTGTATGAGGATGACTTACACCTGATCATCTTCATTAATTACACTGACTCACCTTTCTTCCCAGAAACGCTTGAGAGTGAACGGGCATATGATGAAGCGCATATGACCACGGCTGAGTATCGCCACATCTGGCTTGGCGAGTTCTATGATGAGGTAGCAGGCTCAATCATTCCCGTAGAGTGGTTTGATGCGGCTATTGACGCGCATATCAGGCTTGGATTTAACCCAGAAGGTGCTAAGTTTGCATCGTTCGACCCATCTGACGAGGGCAAGGATGCTGCTGGGTATGCGCTACGTCATGGCTCTGTTTACTTGGACATCTGCGATACCGACCAAGGCGACATCAATGACAAACTTGACTGGGCTATTGAAAAGGCGTTAAACGCTGGCGCTGACCACTTTACGTGGGATATTGGCGGCATGGGTACTGGCCTGAAGCGCGATGTTGATAGGCTCTTGCAGAATACCCGCACTGATTACCATTTGTTTGGTGGTGCGGAGACAGCGGATAACCCTGATGCTATTTATCAGCCGGTTGACTCCAATGACCCATCAAAGCGCAGGACTAACAGAGAAACCTTCGTTAACCGACGAGCGTCAAGGTATTACGCCCTGGCTGACAGGTTTGAGAACACCTACAAGGCGATTAAGGCGCTAAATGCTGGCGTTGTGCCGATGAATCTTAATAGTGATGACATGATTAGCCTGTCATCTGACATCAAGCAGATGGACGAGATCCGCTCAGAGGTTTGCCGAATACCTCGAAAATCAAACAATAACGGCAAGAAACAGATTATGACCAAGAAAGAAATGCTGATGCTAGGGATACCCTCACCAAACATGGCTGATCCCATGATGATGAATGAGTTTTCACCAGCGAAGAAAAGCGTTAAGCCCAAACATGTGAAGATGACCTTCTCCCAGAGGATGTAAATAGATGAAAGCGGTTAAATACACCTCTGCAAAGACGCAGGGGGCAATACACGAAGAAGCCATGACGCGCTTCGATCAAACCTACTCGCGTGAAAAGCTATCAAGAGAGTTATCACAGGAAGATAAGATATTTGACATGGGTCAGGGTGGCCAGTGGCTGGATCAGTTCTGGGAGTCAACAAGCGGTACAGGGCTGGCAAACACCAACGCGACCGACGACAGGCCAAGATTCCAAGTCAATCTTGCATCACCTGTTATCACCAAGATCATCGGTGAGCAGCGAGGTACAGACATTGGCCCAATGGTATTACCTGAAGGCGAAAACGCCTCTAAGGAGGTTGCAGAGGTCAGGCAGGGGCTAATCAGGCACATTGAGAAGGAATCCTACGCCAGGGATGTCTATGACAACGCCTATCAAGAAATGCTGATTGGTGGATATGGTGGCTGGCAGATCACAACAGAACATGTTGATGATGATGTATTTGAGCAGAAGGTTACGATTAAGGCTGTCAAAGATGCCACCACAAGCATGTTTTTTGGTCCAGCGGAGCGTTATGACAAGTCTGATGCGCCATTCTGCTTTCTGCTGGCCACGTTTGATAAGTCAGTCTATGCGGCAATGTTCCCGAAGGCTGAAGAGTCCGATTTTACTGATGAGATGAGCGACATCCGCCCCAACGAGGGCTGGTATACGGATGACGGCGTAAGGCTGGCAATCTATTACCGCAAGGTGTCCGTTAGGCGAAAGATCCTACAATTATCGACGGGTGACGTAGTCTACTTTGATGACGTTAAGGACATTCTTGACGATATGGCCAGAGGGACTCCGGTCCTCGATGAGTTTGGCCAGCAGGCTATTGATCAGGCTACTGGAGAATTCATCTTTCAAAACCAGATCACGGTGGTCAAGCAACGCACCAGTGATGGCTTTAAGATTGAGCGGTATTTGCTCAACGGCCAGTCTATCCTAGACTCCAACAAGGAGTATAAGGGCAAGTATTTCCCCTTAATCCCAGCATTCGGCGAAACGCTGACAATCGGCGGCACCCAACTGGTTCACGGCAAGATCCGCAACACAAAAGACCCTGCAAGACTGTTCAACTTCGGCATCTCTGCTATTGCTGAGAAGGCTGCGCTTGGTCCTGCGGATTTTGTATGGATGACACCAGAGCAGATTGCTGGCCATGAAGCTGATCTGAGGGATATGAATACCTCAAGGAATGCGGTGCAGCAGTACAACGCACTTGACGAGAATGGGGAGCCTTTGGGTGGATCACCAGGCGCTGTCCAGCCACCATTCCCGAATCAGGGTCCAATCGTCCAGCAGTCATTGATTCAGCTTGTTAACGACATGAGAACCAACATCTACGCTGTAATGGGCTCATCTGGCCAAACAACTACGGATTCCACTGCGTTAGATCCACGCTCTGGCGAGGCTATCAAGCAAGGCGCTATCGGCATGGATAGCGGGTCATTCTTGTACATGGATAACCTGCTGAAGTCGATTCACCACAGTTACACGGTGATCAACGACCTAATGGGCTACATTTATGACACTGATCGACAGGTCCAGATCATCAAGCCAGACGAGACATCCGACTTTGTATCCATCAACAAGGTGGTGCTAGACGAGCAGTCAGGCACTAGGGTGATGATTAATGACATGACGGCAGGATCTTATGGCGTGAATGTTAAGAGTGGCCCATCGTTTGCCACCCAGCGTCAGGAATCAGCCGATGGATTGCTAAGACTGTCTGAGGCAGATCCAGAATTGAGGGCTGTTGCTAATGATTTGATTGTTGGAAACATGGATGGCCCTGGTATGGAAGAGATGGCCAAGCGTCTGAAAACAAGCAAGTTCCAGACGGGTCAGTTAATACCGACAGAAGAAGAGGCTGAAGAATACGGGATTGCAAGGGATCAGGCGATTATTGATCAGGCCAAGCCTCAGATAGAGGCAGAGATCATGGAAGGGTTGCAGGCTCAACTGCTAACCGCTCAGATTGGCTCTCTAAACGGCCAGGCGGCTAACTTCCAGCAGAGCGGCGAGTCTAAGATGCTCGACTCTCAGGCCAAGATAATGGACTCTCAGGCGAAGATGATTAAGGCTGAATCAGACGCTGGTCATCAGTCGGTAAGGACTAACCGTGAGGCAATACTGGCTAACAAGGATTATCTTGATTCGCTGGTAATTCAGGCTCAGACGCTAGGCTTACCCATCACGATCATTGACGAAGCCAACCGCGCAGGTCAGGAGAAGTTGATCAGCGCGACACAGTTTGCCATTGATCCAGCCTTGGTTGGTGATGCCGCAATGCAGCAGATGAAGAACTTGCAGGAGATGATTGATATCCAGCAGGTAGCCTCTCCCAGCGCAGGCATGGCAGGCGTTGGATCTCCAGCAGACTTCCTCTATGACCCACAGACAGGCCAGATAGTTGCCAATCGTTAGATACAATGATGCCACCATAGGATTCCCTGATGACATGCCTCCAGAGGAGGTTCAGGGTGTTCTAGGCAGGGCATTCAGTGACTTTGCTAGGGATATTGATACAGCTAAGACCCACCTATCAAGGTTGGCTGAAGGTAGCGTTATTGTTGGCGCGGTTAGGGGTATGAGGCCAGAAGATCAGGCTGCTCTGGCGACATCTATGGTGCCTGGCGTTGGTGATGCTGCTGGGCTTTATGCTGACTACACTGACATTCGAGAGAATTGGGATCAGGTTCCTTGGTATGACAAGGCTGGAATGGTTGGTGCTGCTGCTTTAGGCGCGGTGCCGTTTGTACCAAGCCGAAGCCAAGTCAATGCCGGTGCTGAAGTCGCAAGAGAAAAGATAAAAGCCTATCACGGCTCACCCCACGAATTTGACAAGTTCACCACTGAGGCCATAGGCACAGGCGAGGGAGCGCAGGCTTACGGGCATGGGCTGTACTTTGCTGAGAGTGAGGATGTGGCTAGAGGGTATCGGGATCAGCTCACATCGCATACGTTGAAGGATGTTCAAGGGCCTCATGCGGCCGCAGTAGAATCCTTTAAGAATGCGGGTTATAGCGTAGA